GTAACATTGCCACCGCAGGGGTAGTTACTGCCACTGGCAACGTCACTGGCGGCAATTTAAGAACCACAGGATCAATCAGTGCCACAGGCAACGTCACCGGCGGCAACATTGTCACTGCAGGTGCTGTTAGTGCTACCGGTGCAATGAGTGGATTGACTGTGGCTGGATTTGTGCGGCCCACAGCTGGATCGGCCAGTCAAGCACCGGTGGTGTTGACTGCCGGTACCAATACCAGTGTGGCTGCAGCAGGCGCAGTAGAATACAACGGTAGCGTGTTTTTTGGATCCCCAGCAGCTGGGCAACGTGGATTGTTGACAGCAGAATATCTAGTGGCATTGGCCTCAAACTACACTGGCAGCGACTCTGCTGTTGCACAAAAAATATTTAACGTTCCTGCTGACGGTGTTGTTTCAGTTCTGGCCAATACCACTTACATGATCGAAGCACTGTACATGATTGCACCTGCTATCACCTTCAATGCTGAATCTCTACAGACCTTGTTTGCCCTGGGCAGCGGCGCAACACTGACCAGCATTAGATATGTTGCAGACTCCAGTACTGGTCTAGCAAGCGCAAGCTCTGCTTTGACAAGACGTCAGGTGACCACTGCTGGTGCAGTCACTGTCACCAGTGCAGCACCAGGTGGTGTAGCAACCAATTTTGTAGTGCAAATTCGCGGTATGATACGAACCAACACAGCAGGTACAGTGACTCCGCAGTTTCAATTTACAGGTACCCCTGGCTCGGCCCCGATAGTGCAGGCCAACAGTTTCTTTAGATTGGTACCCATCGGTTCAGGATCTGTGACCACAATTGGTGCCTGGACCTGATCAAAACTGTTGACTTTGCGGTGTCTAGAAGTTATAATGCTTTATGGAACATCCACTCATAGGCAATCTTGACGAATTGAGCACAGACCAACTGACTGCTCAAATTAGTGATCTTTCTCGAAAACTAAGCATTGCCAGCCGAACCGGTAATGCTCATTTGTGCAACCAAATCCGAATGGCTTTGGAAAGTTATCAAACCAAATACCAAGAAAAAATTCAAGCTGACTACGCCCGTCGTTTGGCAGATGCCAAAATTGACACCAACAAGATCAATATACAATGAACGTTAGACTACAGATCAACCTAGAATTTAATGCTGGACTCTACATCGGTGACCAGCTACGATTAAATCGTTATTCAGTCAGTGTTCAATTATGCACTGCCACAACAGATCCTGAGCAGACTAACATTGCCATGGATCGACTCAAAATGTTTGTGTACGCAGAATTAGCTGACACTGTGTTTATCAATCAGGAAGACATTGAGCGTGCTCAAATGCTGGATTTGTTGGGCATAAATGTTACCACTTTGCCTGAAGAACCCATTGACCAAATTGTAGGTATCATGCTATACTGCAAACTAAATGCTGTGATGGAAAATCGCATGATTGTGGAACGTCTAGACATTGCCAGCACTCTGGGCGATGATGTGTTTTATCTACACGAACACGGTGATGTGGTGGGACCATTTCAGGTCGACGGTTGGTGGTTGTCCAGCGATACCACACACAATTTACTAACTCCAATTGAAACACACGAAAATGTAGTGCATGTGCCCACCACCGGCTGGAACAAATACAATCTAAACTGGCCAGATACTGCAGGCCCAGATTCAGGGAAAACAGTGTCGTTTGGTAAACTAAACAAAAATGCAAACTAACAACTATGGCGAAATTGTACTGGACGAACAAGACCTTTTTGATCTTGTGATGCAAGGGCGATCTCTCGAGAGTCTCGAGCGAGTCACTGTGGATCATTCGGTAGACTTAGAAAAATTGATTCGGGTGCTGGATGACCCTGCCAGTTTAATAACCTGGACATTCCCCGCAGACAGCAATGTCAGCGTATCTGACTGGGACGCAGCACAGCAACGCCACTGGCACATGCCAGAAGAATATGCAGCAATGGATATTGCTGCACATGTGCTGAGCTTGTGCAAGACCGATGCAGAACTACAACGAGCAGGGCACGAACTCATGTTGTATCAAGAACGCGGACTGTTTGATCTTTTACGGTACCTCAAACATCTAGTGGACACAATGACTAAAAATCATGTGATTTGGGGCGTGGGCCGAGGTAGCAGTGTAGCCAGTTATGTGTTATACTTGTTGGGCGTACACAGAATCAACAGCATGTACTATGATTTAGACGCAAGTGAGTTCTTGCGTTAAATACTTTTTTAGGAGACAATTATGACCAAAGAAATTCATCGATCAGCCAATGGCAAACAAGTGGACATGGGTTCCATGCGACTTCGCAATGAAAATGTTCGGGCAGTAGGCAACATGAAAGTCAATGCCCGCGGCGATCTTGTGGACGACAAGAATCAAGTTATTACCACTAAAAATCAGCAGGTGACTCAAAACTACAACAAACAAGTGACCAATCCCAAAGGTACCAAATGACCAAAGCAGCATTTGCCCCGCACCGTATCAATTGCGATCAACTGCATCCTTTAGGCGATTCTGTAATTGTGAGTGACATGGTGTTTGATGAACGTCTCAGTACTGGTGGCATTATTTTGGTCAACGACAACGGCAAAAGCAGTGGCATTCGACCTCGATGGGGACGAGTGTATGCAGTGGGCCCGGCTCAGCACAACATCCGTGTGGGCACCTGGATCTGTGTGGAACATGGCCGTTGGACACGCGGTATTGAAATTGAAGATGAAAACGGAAAACAGACCCTGCGCAGAGTTGACCCCAAAGACATTATGTTGGAATCTGACGAGCTGCCGCAAGATGTTACTTTTTCTGCGGCCATTCACGTGGAAGCCAAGCCCAGTCACATGCAACACAACTAACATACATGATGCAGACCTGGAATGCCGATCAAATTATCCAAGACCTGAATCAGTGCGCTCGTGAAATGAATGACCGATACAACGATGGATATACTCAATGGCATTGCAAAAAAGATCTATATCGTGTAAAATTTGAACTAGATCGTTTGCTGGCCGCAAGTCCGTACTTTTCCATGGAAAAGGAATGGCTGGACGATCAAAAGAAACAACAAGTTTGGAATATACTAAATGACAAAACATCTAATTAGCGAAGCTGGCGGAGTCCGTACGTATCTTGCGTTGACTCCGTTGCAAACATCTAGTCATCCTGGCTGGACTCATATCAAAATTACCAGTACCTATGAATTTGCTCGAGATCCCGCACACGAGCAAACCAAACTGGATTTGTGCATGGACTCAGAAGATCTAATCAAATTCAAGGCAGCACTGAATGAAATGTAACACATGTGACGACGAAATTCGATCAGATTGTGATTATCGACAAGGGCGTTGCCCACATCAGCCACCACTGATCAACTTGGAAAAACTCAAAATGAATATTCAACCCCGAGACACAAGCCTAGGTCACTTTTATGTGAGCCTTGTAAAAAGCGTTATCCGTATCGGCGCCGGCATTGCCCTGGTCATGGGCATGTTGGCTATTGCAGGCGGATTGTTCATTGTGGCAGAATTTTTAGGCATGCTAGAGGAAGTGGTATGAAAGAGTTATGGGTAGAAAAATATCGTCCTCAAACAGTTAATGAATATGTGTTTGTGGACAATGCTCAGCGCGATCAAGTGGAAACCTGGATCCGTGATGGATCAATCCCGCACCTGATGTTGAGTGGATCAGCAGGAACAGGCAAAACTACATTGGCCAAACTGTTGATCAAACAATTGGCTGTGGATGAATACGATGTGATGTATGCTAACGGCTCTAAGGAAGCTCGAAAAGTTGAATGGGTAGATCGTTTGATCAGTTTCTGTCAGACCATGCCCTACGGCAAGTTCAAAGTGGTCTTGATTGATGAAGCAGACTACATGAACCCCAATTCAGTGCAGCCTGCTCTGCGTAACTTGATGGAGGACTACAGTCAAACAGTGCGGTTTATTTTGACCTGCAACTACCCACACAAGATCATTGCGCCCATTCACAGTCGTTGTCAAGGATTTCACATTGCCAAAACGGATCACACAGAATTTACTGCTCGTGCTGCCACAGTGTTGGTCTCAGAAGGTGTGGAGTTTGATCTAGATGTGTTGGACAGCTATGTCAAAGCCACATATCCTGATCTGCGAAAATGTTTAAATTTGTTGCAACCAAACAGTCAAGCAGGTCGATTGCAACCACCGGGTGCCGCAGACAAAAGTGCACGTGATTGGAAACTTGAATGTGTGGACTTGTTCAAAAAAGGCCGTGTGCGCGAAGCTCGCACTCTGCTGTGCCAAAGCTCTACCCCTGAAGAAGCCGAAGACATTTTTCGTTGGATGTACGACAACCTAGAACTTTGGGGATCAACTCCTGAGCAACAGGATCAAGCTATTGTGATTATTCGCAACGGAATTGTGAGCAACAATGCTGTGGCTGATGTAGAAATCAACTTGAGTGCTACGCTAATCGAATTGAGTCAAATACAATAAATCTTACCGGGAGAATATTCTGCGATACCTACTGCTAACCTACTACCGCAAGGCTTCGGGTCAAATTGACGAATCCATGGCTGTGAGTCGTAATATCAAATCACGAGATATTCAAACTTGCAATGTTATTTTGGACTTTCAAAAATTGGAAGTGGTCAAAGCCAACATGGATGGTGTGACTGTTCCTAAGAATTTTAATCGAATTGTGGAATACTATCACCAGCACTATGCCAGTACCATTGAACGATTGTTTGCCGAAAACGGCTATGAATTGGTAAAAACTCCCGAAGAAACCAAGTCTGAAAATTGACAAAAATCATGCTGTATGTTACAATAACAACATGACATACAACACATATCAAAAACAAATAATTCTAGTTGACTGCGACGGCGTGTGCCTGGATTGGGAATATGCTTTTGATGTATGGATGCGTGAACACGGGTTCTGCAAAGTAGAAGGTGGCAATCTCAAATACGACATTGGCACCCGGTATGGTATCGATCAAGAGCAGGCCAAGAAGTTAATACGTATATTCAACGAGTCAGCAGCCATTGGGTTCTTGCCGCCCTTGCGTGATGCCATGTACTATGTCAAGCGTCTGCATGAAGAACATGGCTATGTGTTCCATGCCATTACCAGTCTAAGTCGGGACGAAAACGCACAAGAACTTCGTCGCATGAATTTGAAGAAACTGTTTGGATCTACTGCTTTTGAAAAGTTTGTGTTCTTGGACACAGGAGCAGACAAAGATTCTGCACTGGAACCCTATCGTGGGTCAGGACTGTATTGGGTTGAGGACAAAAAGATCAATTGCGAACTTGGACATGCGTTGGGACTAAAAAGCATCCTGATGGAGCATGGGCACAGTCTTGACTACCATCATCCTGATATTCCGGTAGTCAAGAACTGGCGTGAAATTTACGACATTATTGTGGGTCGATAATCAATCTCCGTAAAGTTTAAGTACTGATCCAATGATGGGATGGCGTTGCACGTCTCGGGTCCCGAGTTCACACACAGCAATTCCTGACACTGAGTGAGCTTTTAATCGGTTACAAAGATCCAGCAGCCCATTGTCGTTGTGATGACGGTCTGCCTGCTCCACATCTCCTGTGATAACAATACGTGAATTTTGTCCAATACGGGTCATTAACATTTTGGCCTGGGCAGGAGTTGCGTTTTGCATTTCGTCTGCTATTATCCAACTGTTTTTAAAAGTCCGACCGCGCATGTAAGCCAGTGGCGCTATTTCGACAACTTGATTTTGTATCATGGTTACAATGTCCTGGGCGCGGTAATATTCGCGCATGACATCCAGTAAGGGACGGGTCCACGGTTCCATTTTTTGATTTAGATCTCCGGGTAGGAAACCATGTGATTCACCTTCTACACCCACTGCTGGGCGGGTCAGCACAATCCTATCGCACTCTCCTGTTCTAAGGGCTTGAACTGCTGCCAACATAGCAAGATAAGTTTTACCTGTACCTGCTGGGCCCACAGTGACAACTATGTGTTGTGACGAATCTTGCAAAGCCAATACCAAGCGTTCTTGATTTCGTGTTCGAGGGATCAAGTCTATGCGTCTAGGAGCCGCTTTAGGTGCTTGTGAGAAGCTTATGGTGTTTTCTACTGCTTGATTCATACGTTTGTTTTGTGCCTTTTGGGCGCGATTTCTACTCAAAGTTTTGTACTCCTAGTGTGTTGTTCTTTTGAACACCAATATTTACAGTAGCAAATTATGCGATAACTGGGTGGTGATTTAAGAAATCAAGGGCATAAGTATTTCTCTATGACGAACATTTTGTAGGCCTGTCATTGAGATACAAGCTATCATGTTCAGTGCCATAAATAACTGCATGGATCAAGAGTTATTTAAAAACAAAGAAGACTATTGGCAAGTGGCCAAAAACATTCGTGACATTTACATGTCTGATGGCAGCATCACCACACTCTTGGATTTTGAACGTGTGCTGGACGAAGTTGACTTGTATGCTTTCAAAAACTGGTCAATCGGGGAACTGGTAGCAGGCCCTGAAATTTCAAAATATCGTGTGACTTGCACCTTTATGTGGCCCGAAAATCTCATGCCTGATCCTCGCGGCGCACGCAGATTGCTGCCGTTTGATTGTGAAATAGAGTACCAGAAAAAAGAAATTAAAATTCCTGTCAAGATTACAGATCCGTCAGACTATCGCGGCGGCACTATGAAAGCCAAGCTTATGACCAAACCTGTGTGGTTGGTATCAATTACCATGCCCAAAAGTCTCATGAACGACATACGCACAGGATCAATCGAAATGGAAGATCAGGAAATTGATCTTGACGAACTAGATCAAGCCTACGAGCAAGATCTAGACAAAGAATCCGTACAAAACGACCAACAGGCCCAAAATGCAGAACAATCACTACAACAACCCGTTCAACCCGGACAAGCCCCTGCTTTCTGAAGGGCTTGAGTACAAAGACCTAGAAGGACTCATGAAGCCCACAATTTTTGTGGACGAATTTGCAGCCAAGATGGGTGATGATGATGATATCATTGTGATATCATTCTTTGTGCGCGATCTACAGGCAGCTAAAGATCTAATGGCCTGGTTTGAGAAAGGCTATGATTTTGTGTTGGATGCTGATCGAAGTCCGGGTGAAATCAAACCAGGACGATACTTGGTATATGTGGAACTACGTCGTAGATCCACAGCACCTGTTAACATCAATACCTTGTTGGATGATCTTGGTAGTCTAACAGAATTTGATACTTCAGACTGGCGTATGAGCTACAAAGGTAAAGAAACTGATTGGAGCGAAGAAACTTTTGCTGAACAAGTTCCTGTCACACCTGATGCTTATCGCAAACGTTATGAAAGTGATCTCAACGAAATGCGTGTAGCAGCAGGCATTGCTCCGCGGCGTATATACGAGCCTCGTGATGATATACGAGCACTACAAAGTATAGCAGGGTTAAGATGAGAGCACGTGATTTTTTAACAGAAAGTGATGAAGCCAAGAGTGTTACTATTAACATTCCCATCACTATCACTATTCCTGCAGGTGGTGGCATGCCCTCTGTGGGCACCATTGCTGCACCAGCTGGCAAAGATCTACCAGAAGATCCTGTGTATGTGAGTCCACTGCAGCAAGAATTAGAACTGTTAAAACAACAAGGCGGCAAAAAAAGCAAGATCATCAATCAAATTGTGCGAGATGACGGAGCTGATAGCAAGCTGTCCGACAGCAAAGACTACTTTGATTTGTCTGAAGACTACGACGAATTGCAAGGTCAATTTGATCAACTGATAGAACACAAACAAAACACCGGGCAGGAGTAACTGCGCCCATGTCACTGTATAAAATATCAGCGAGTCGGGTCAACAACATTGAGGCTGACCAATACACTGGGTCTGTAGTTGAACAAGGCCTTATTTGGTATGATCCACAAACTGGTGCGCTGCGTCTTTACACCGGGAGCCCCGGGGGACGAATCATCAATGCTGGCAGTACGCCTGGCGGCCAAAACACTGAGATTCAATTCAACAACAACGGTGAATTTGGTGGCTCCGCTAACTTAACTTTTAATGCAGCTACAGGCACATTGGGTACTAGTGCAGTGGCAGCCACAGGCAATATCAGTGCTCAGTATTTTGTGGGCAACGGTAGACTGCTGACAGGTATCAACACTGGGCCCGACACAGAGCTGGTAAATGGCACCAGTAATGTTCGTGTGTATCCCAATGGTCCAGTTGCTATATCTGTTGATGGTGTGGCCAATGTGGCTGTGTTTGAAGGCCCAACAGCACAGTTTAATGCTGTGCAAGCAGTCGGCAACATAACCACTAACGCTTATTTCATTGGAGATGGATCCAAGTTAACTGGAATTCCACCTGGATACGGCAACAGCAATGTGGTGTCATTGTTGTCGGCGTTTGGCAACAACACAATATCCACTACTGGCAACGTCACTGGCGGCAATGTTAACGCATTAGGCAATATCTCCGGCAACTATTTTATTGGTAATGGATCACAACTGACCGGGTTACCTGCTGGTTACGCCAATGCTGATGTGGCTGCATATTTGCCCACGTATACTGGTAATTTAGCATCATTGACTGGTGTAGTCACAACCACTGCCAACATCACCGCAAATTACTTTGTAGGTAATGGTAGTCAATTAACTGGTCTACCTGCTGGTTACGCCAATGCTGATGTGGCTGCTTACTTGCCCACCTATACCGGCAACCTGGCAAGCCTACAAGGCAATGTCACAACCTCAGCCAATATTTCTGGAAACTACATTCTGGGCAATGGTAGTCAATTAACTGGACTACCTGAGACCTATGCCAACGCCAACGTTGCGGCATATTTGCCCACCTATACTGGTAATTTGGCATCATTGACTGGTGTAGTTACAACCTCAGCCAATATCACAGGCAACTATTTCATTGGTAATGGCTCACAACTGACTGGGCTGCCTGAGAGCTATGCCAATGCCAATGTGGCTGCATATCTGCCCACATATACTGGCAATTTGGCATCACTAACTGGTGTAGTCACAACCACTGCCAATATTTCAGGCAACTACATTTTAGGTAATGGATCACAACTGACTGGGTTACCTGAGACCTATGCCAATGCCAATGTGGCTGCATATTTGCCCACCTATACTG